CAAAGACTACGTAGCCAGTTTCCTCACAAGTATGAAGACCCTGCTCCAGTTGCAAAACAGGAGGAGGAGACACCACGGTTGCAGGATGCCCCGACAAATTCTGCTCAAGTAGTTGCAGGTGCCTCACGCACACCTCAAACCTCTAAAGGCAATAAAGTTAAACTATCTCAAGAAGATGTTCAACGAGCCAATAAATGGGGTATACCACTTGAACAATATGCTGCTGAAAAGCTGAAGGCTGAACAGGCTGATGGCGAATACACAGAAATTTACAATTAAGCGTGGAAGGAAATACAATGACAACACGAAATGAATCACGTAGTAGCGATACTAGAGAAACTAAACAACGTCGTACAACATTCGAAGAGCCTAATTGGCTAGATATTCCTGAATCTGTTATGCACCGCTTTGGTGGTGAAGGCATGGTACTAAGGTGGATACGCATTACTCTACGTAATCAAGAAGATTACCAGAATGTAGGTAAGCGTACTTCTGAAGGATGGGAATTTGTACAGGCAGATGAAGTTCCAGAAATGCTACATTCCTCTGACGTGAGAGAGGGTGGACGATATGCAGGTGCAGTCTGTCGTGGAGACTTGGCTTTAGCAAAGATGCCTAAAGAACTTGCTGAATCTCGTCAAGAATTTTATGAGAATCGCAGCCGAGAAATGGTTGATGCCGTTAATGCACAGTTAATGCGCGAAAACAATTCTCAGATGCCTATCTCTAATCAAAGTCGTACACAAGTTAGTCGCGGTAAACAAGCTAAGTTTCAAGACTAAGATTGAATACTGTGGACCGATGAGTGTACATGTCAATGTATAGAACATAGAAAGGAAAGTGTAATATGTCTACTACAAAAGCACTTGACGGTCTACGTCCTTCCCGCATTCGCGGTGGTTCACCAAATAGCAGCGGTATGAATGAATACCGTCTTGCAAGCGGCTATGCTGCAAACATTTTTACTGGTGATATTGTTGTAAATGCTGATGGGTACGTAAACGTCCTAACAACCACAACTGAGAAAGCACTAGGTGTTTTCATGGGTTGTAATTATGTTGCCAATGGCGAACCAAAATGGTCTGCTTATTGGCCTTCAGGAACTTCAGTAACAGAAGCAGTTGCTTATGTTATGGATAATCCATCTGCCACCTTTGTTATTCAAGCTGACGCTTCAGTATCTATTGGTGACATTAATTCACAAAACTTCAATGTTACTCTAGGTTCAGGTTCAACTGTTACAGGCCGTTCAGGTTTTGGTATTGACGCAAGTTCACGTACCACAGGTAATGCCATGCTTCGTCCTATCGCAGTTGTTAATGAACCGGGCAATGACATTGATGTAGCAGCAGAACGTGCTTTTCCAAAGCTAGAAGTTCGTATCGTCAAACATGTCGATGCTTACATTTCTGCTGATTCATCTGTAAACTAAGCGGAAGAAGGGAGTAAATAACAATGGCTATTAATCGCTCTAGTATTGCAAAAGAACTTCTTCCCGGTCTAAATGCTATTTTTGGCATAGAATACGGTGAAGTGGATAATGAACATGAACCACTTTACGAAGTTGAACAGTCAGATCGTGCATTTGAAGAAGAAGTTCTATTCACCGGCTTCGGCACTGCACCTGTAAAGGGTGAAGGTGCTGCAGTTCAGTATGACGACGCACAGGAAGGATATACTGCTCGGTACACACACGAGACAGTTGCCCTTGCTTTCGCAGTCACTGAAGAAGCTATGGAAGATAACCTCTATGATACCTTTGCCAAGCTACGTGCACGTGGTCTAGCCCGTGCAATGGCAAACACCAAGCAGGTAAAAGCTGCAGACGTTTTCAATAACGGCTTCAGTGCTGCTTATCTTGGTGGTGACGGTGTTGCACTATTCTCAGCCGCACACCCAACTGTTGGTGATGGTAATCAGTCCAACACTCTAGGTGCTACCGATCTATCAGAAGCTTCACTTGAGACTGCACTTATCACAATCTCAAAGACTAAAGATGATCGTGGCATTCTAATCGGTGCACAGGCCGAGTCACTACACGTTCCATCTGATCTAGC